CCGAAAGGGGCCCTGGGCGCAGTGCAGTACATCTACTCTCTGAGTAGCCCGCAGTGCAGGCTATGTTGAGAGCAATCAGGGGGAGTTCATACCCCCTGGGACCATAAAGGAGCTCTGTTGCCTCTGCCTCAGTCTACCAAGAGAAGGGCCCTTCATGCGAAGGGTCCCGACTCGTACTTTCGAAATTCCGTCCAAGTAGGGACGGGACCGGTGTCTACATCGGTCTCCGTCACCAAATGGGCGGGTTCGTCAGCACAGAAACTGTGGCAGGGGGTGCAGGAAACTGCATCTGAGCAGCACCCCAACTGGCATAAGAATATGTCAGCTGGTGATGTCGGTGGTAACTTTACTACTACACGAAAGCTCTTGGAAACCACTTTGGTTTCTCAGGATCTTAGTGCTAGGCAGGTAAGCTCGCCGATTGTAAACAATCGGCAATACGCAGGCGTTTTTGCTGCGATTGCCCCTGCTCAAACCACGTTCCCCACTATATCAGCCAGCAGTGATGCTGAGTTGAACAAGTTGGGGGCGACGGCCGTAGCGAAGTGTAAACCCACCAATTCAGTCGCAAACCTATCGGTAGCCTTAGGCGAGCTCTATAGAGAACGCCTACCATCAGTAACTCGATGGGACCAAATAAGACGGGACACAGATCGCGCACGAAGAGTGGGCGACGAGTATCTTAAGTCTGAATTTGGTTGGATGCCGCTTCTCGGTGAACTGCGGAACTTTGGTTCAGCAGTTACTCGTTCTGGTGAAATCCTTAGCCAGTACGAGCGAGACGCCGGGAAGTTGGTTCGCAGACGGTTCCGCTTTCCAACAGAGAAGTCAACCACTGTTGTTGAACTAGGCGCGGACGGTGTGCCTTATATGGCCACCGATCCCGCTCAGTTCCTCATTCAGGGGAAGACTTTCCAGGGCCGTGTCGTCCGAACAACACAAATTGTTCGGCGGCGCTGGTTTAGCGGTGCGTTTAAGTACTCGCTACCCGTGGGGTATTATTCCCACGATGCGGTTACTAGACACGCGGCTAGGGCAAGTGTTCTTTTTGGTGCTGAGCTGACGCCCAGTACTGTTTGGAACCTTGCACCCTGGAGCTGGGCCGTCGACTGGTTCACGAACGTTGGAGATGTAATTTCCAATGCTAGTGACTATATGTTCGACGGCCTGGTAATGAAGTATGGGTATATCATGGAACATTCTCTGATCCGTGTAACCTATACTTACCGCGGAGTGCATAACATGCAAACTTCCGCGGTGCCTCAGCCGATCTCCCTCCTATCGGAGGTTAAAGTTCGGCGACAGGCCAACCCCTTTGGGTTCGGCGTAACCTGGGAGGGCTTGACGCCCCGACAGATCGCCATAACGATCGCACTGGGTCTTACCCGGTAACGATCGTTGTTGTACTGCCTAGCCAATACGCTAATAGGAGCCTCAATCAGGCTCTAGGAGTGATGCCCATGTCGTTCTCCGATCCGCTGTCCGTCACCATCTCTGGCTCGACGATCGCACTCCCACGCGTAAGCGTGGGGGACGACCAGTCCGAGTACCAGTCGGCTGACGGACTGACCCGCATCGAGGCGTCCCACCAGTACAAGGCGGAACGCACGAGGCGGATGTTCCGGCTCGACACCAACAAGATCGCTGCCGACCCTTTCAGGCCGGCAGAGAACCGTCGCGTGTCGATGTCCTGCTACGTCGTGTTTGACGTGGCTAAGGACGGACACACCGCAGCGGAAGCGCTGGCTGTGTGGGCGGGGTTGAACACCCTGCTCACCGCTAGCACAAACGCGAACGTCGTCAAGCTGCTGGGAGGCGAGTCCTGAAATATGGACTTGCTACCTGGCGGCGCTTTGACGTTCGCGTCGCCAGAAGAGGAAGGGACCATTGCCTAATCGGCGCGGTTCCTCTCGTCGTCCTCACAGGGCTGATAACCCTGGTCGACGCCGCACTGATCTGCCTTTCCGTTCTACTGTTGACAGGAAACTGTTAGTAGTAACGGTCGTGCTGGTCAATGCGCTCTATCTGGCGGGTGATACCCTATTGCTCAAAGGTGGCATATGCCACTAGAGAATGAGGGGGAGAATCGGTTGGTTGTGCACATAGCACATTATCCTGAGGGGAAGATCCATCCGGATCAACGCCAACTGGTGAACGTGCAAGTGTGGCCGGCTGACAAACCGACCCTAGCCGAGAAATTGGCATATCAGCGTTTCTTGGAATCATTAAAGGTTCTAAGGAGCGCTTCACGTGCCTATCCTGGCTAGACTAACCAACTGGGCTAGCTACCGGTTAATCCATAAAAACCGCAGTACAATCTCTCGAAAGGAGATAACGGATATGAACCATTACTCCGACGAGTTGTTGTCGGCGGTTCGCCACGTAAGCTCGATGTCCCTTGAGCTCGGTTCCAACGTAAAGTTGGACGAGCTTCTCGAGATCTCGGGCTTGTCCTACATGGACTTGTTCGAAACGCGGGAGAGCTTTGAGATGATGTATCTCTTGCTCCACTCCGCGCACCGACCGACGTTCATGTCCCGCATGTGGGCGCTCCTCGATGAGGGGCACCTTGTGTGAGTTCAGGACGGCGAGGATCACCAGTAGCAAGACGACAGGGCTAGGGATCCGTTAACCTCCAGAAAGGAGACACGGTGAAAAGCCTGACGTCACTCTGGTCCATCACGGCACAAGAACTTGCCGTGAGATGTTGCACTAGCGCCACTCGCGACGTAAAAACCGTCGCGAGTCGGTATGAACACGAGGGGTTATGGTTTTTAGCCGTAACCCTGGCGGACCTTGGAAAGGCCATCGAAAAATGGCTAGAACAAGGTTTCGTCGGTCCTCCGTCTGATGTCCCGAAGTTCAAATGGGACAGCAGGCTAGGGCGCCCCCGATTTCTCGGAGGGTTCCTTGACCGTGTGTTCGTACCAGGTAGTGGCGTACTCCTGGATGATCCAGACATTGAGGCAATCTATGCTTTACGTCAGCTAACGCTGATGTTCAGTAAGATCGAGTCTCCTCCTGACCGAAAGGGTCAAGTGTCGGTGGTAACACCGGCACGAGAGAGGCTTGCCATGTCTGGTTTCGTTCAGTGTGAGCAGGACGTTAAGGTATCCGATTCGTTACTGGACCCGTCTTACATGGCGGATTTCCAACGCGTATCGAATATGCTCTACGGCGACGTATTTACCAAACTGGAGAGAGATCTCCAGTACGGTAGGTTGTTGCCCAAGCACGGTCCAGGCGGAGTCGCTGACAAACTTACCCAAAACGGTAAGTGGAATCAGCGAACCTGGACCGCTCGTCTTCAGCAAGCTGGTTTGCTTGCTGAAGAGCTCCTCCTTGTAAACCAGCGACCCTACAGGGTTGCTGAACTTCAGGAAGAGCTTAACGTCCTCGAACCCGGCGCTGAGATTCCCGTAAGGGTTATCTCAGTACCTAAAACGCTCAAGACACCAAGGATTATCGCGATTGAGCCTACTGCGATGCAATATTCGCAGCAGGCCATTGCGCGATCACTCCTCAGTGCGATTCGAGAGGATGGTTTCCTCTCTTTCGCTATCGGAACGGACGATCAGAATCCTAATAGGGTTCTGGCTCGGCGTGGATCCCTCTCCGGGGATCTCGCAACACTCGATTTGAGTGAAGCCTCCGACCGTGTCTCGAATCAGCACGTACTCGCCATGTTCGAGGATTGGCCTGGTTTGTCTCAGGCTATCCAAGCAACGAGGTCGAGGAAGGCTGACGTACGAGGCCATGGCGTACAACGCCTGGCCAAGTTCGCGTCTATGGGTTCGGCTCTTACTTTTCCTGTCGAGGCGATGGTCTTTTTGACCATCATCCTCTTGGGGATAGAGCAAGAGTCGAGTGCCCCACTGGTGAAGGAAGATCTGAAGAAATTCCTTCACCGGGTGCGTGTCTTTGGGGATGACTTGATTGTCCCCAGGGATAACGTGCTATCCGTGTGTGACGTACTCGAGACTTTTGGGTATCGAGTTAACGCCAGTAAGAGCTTCTGGACCGGAAGGTTCAGAGAGTCTTGCGGTAAGGAGTACTACGACGGACATGACGTTTCAATAGTCAAGGTCCGCCGTGTTCTACCGCCCACACGGAAGTACGCTAGAGAGGTGATCGCAACGGTGGAGTTCCGCAACCAAGCCTACTGGGCTGGATTGTGGGATACCGCTCGTTGGTTGGATAACTATTTGGAGAAAGTTCTAAAACACTTTCCCAACGTAGCTCCAACTTCCTCTCTGTTGGGTAGGGAGTCGGCGCTCGGATACCAATTCGACCGCCTTCACCCGAATACTCACGGCCCCTTAACCAGGGGCTGGTATGTGAGTTCCCAACCTCCTCGAGATCCTCTCGAGGGGGAGGGTGCCCTTCTCAAGTGCTTGGCGAGAAAGGCCTTGCCGGAACCATACAAATGGTTCTGGCCTGAGCCTGACGCCCTCGACGTAACTGTCGAGAAAGAGCACTTGGAACGTACTGGACGTCCCAAGCGCGTCGACATCA